TTTGCCACTTCTTTAGCAATTCTTTTACGAACTTTTTCAGAATATGGCATATCATCTGAATAAGCTGGTACTTTTTTCTTTTCTTCAGCTTTAATTTCAGGTGTTTGTATATTTTCTTTCTCTTTTTCTTCAGTTTCAGCTTTTTCCACTAAAGCATCAATAGGGTTTTGTGGAACCTCTATTTCTTGTTCACTTGGATTTTCATCTAGCTTTACTTCTAACTCTTTCTCATTGTTATTTTCTTCTATCATAGTTAGCTCCTATGTTGTCGTTAGCAAAAACTAACGTATATTATAATTGATGAGATATTACTTCAGGGTTTTCTAATGTAGCAATAACCTCATCATCATTAATTAACACCATTTTAACTTTTTGTACAGAAATTTTGGCTCCTGCGTATCTTCCAAATACAACCATGGTGCTTTTCTATCGCCATAGCATTCTGGTCCCATAGCAATAACTTGTCCTACAGAATTTAAATAACTTTGCTGTTCTTTATTTGTATCAGTTAAATAAATTCCTCCTTTTGTTTTTTCAACTACACCTCTTGGTCTAATTAAAATTCTATAACCAACTGGTTGTGGTACTTTTTCTGGTGTTGGTACTTCACTATCAGTTGCCCATATTTCTTGACTAATCATCTATATCTCCTTCCTTATATTTTTGAGTAGTTTCATCAATTATTTCTAATGCTTTATT